AGGTAGAGGTACCTGTTGTTGAAACACCAGTTGTTGAAACACCAAAACCTAAAAAAGTTGAACCTAAAAAAGTTGAAAACAAAAAAACTAACTGGGAGGTAAGAGATAGAGTATACAAACTAAAAGGCAGTAAAAAACCTTTAAGTTATATGTTAAAAACTTCTAATGTTTATTATTTTGACGAAGAAAAAGGTTATGAAAGAGAATTAAAATACTGTCAAAATCAAAGAACACCATTTGTAGATGAAATGGTAGGAGATCAAAGATTAGAGCATATAGTTTTTAGAAGTGGTAATTTATTTGTTGAAAAAGAAAAAACTACTTTACAAAAATTATTATCTTTGTATCATCCTCATAGAGAAAAAATATACGAAGAGTTTAACCCTGTTGCTATAGCTGAAAACCAAATAGAATATTTAGAGTTAGAAGCTGACGCGATACTAGCTGCCAGAGAAATGGATATAGATATGGTAGAAGCTATACTACGTGTAGAAAAAGGTTCTGAGGTGTCTAAGATGAGTTCTAAAGAGCTTAAAAGAGATTTATTAGTATTTGCTCGAAATAATCCTGCTTTATTGTTAGAATTAGCTTCTGATGATAATGTTCAACTTAGAAATTTTGGTATTAAAGCAACTGAACTTGGTATTATTAAATTATCTAATAATCAAAGAAATTTTTTATGGGGATCTAACGATAGAAAATTAATGACAATACCATTTGACGAGCATCCTTATACAGCTTTAGCCGCTTGGTTTAAAACTGATGAAGGTATGGAAATATATTCAAATATAGAAAAACGATTAAATTAATCAAACTGTAGAGCGGTCGCCCTACGGGGCGATCGTAACTACAATAAAAAAAAATTATGACGGTAAGTATAGATACAGTATATCAAAGAGTTTTAACACTAGCAAGTAAAGAACAAAGAGGATATATAACGCCTCAAGAATTTAACTTGTTAGCAAATCATGCTCAAATGGAAATATTCGAGCAATACTTTTATGATGTAAAACAATTTAACAGAATACCTGGTAATGCAACTGAGTATTCTGATATGCTAAATATATTACACGAAAAAATTGGTTTGTTTGAAGAAGAAGAAGATAACGCTTGGATGATAACCAATATGCCAACACTTCCAGCGCCGTTGCAAAGCTACATGCAGATACCAAGCGAAATATACAAAATTGGTACTGTGAGAATAGGTGATAATCAAGTTGAGTTAATGAATACTAAAGATTTTGACGCTGCTATGATTTCACCACTAACTGCTCCAACTAACAGTAGACCTATAGGCACTTTGACAAGCAAAGGCTTAAGAGTAGCTGTGGCAAAAAATGAGTTTGCAACTCCAGGTGATTTTACAATGAACATAAGTTATATAGCTAGACCTGCTGAAGTACAATGGGCTTATGTTGTTGTTAATGACAAGCCTTTGTATAATCCTAACATAGCTGTAGATTTTGAACTACATCAATCTGAAGAAACAGAGTTGGTTTATAAAATATTAAAATTAGCTGGTGTAAACTTAAAATCACCAGAAATGATACAAATAGGTCAAACACTAGAACAAACTCAAAATCAATTAGAAAAACAATAACATATGGCATTAGTAAATAGTACACAACAAGCATATTATGATGGTAATGATTTTGGTAACTATCAATTTGTTTCATTAAAAGATATAATAAATCAATTTATGTTAATATATGTTGGCGAAGATAAAATAATTCAAAAAGCAAAAAGACTAGATGTTGCTTTTCATGCTCAAAGAGCTTTAGCTGAATTATCTTTTGATACATTTAAATCTCATAAATCACAAGAAATAGAAGTTCCAGCAACTTTGCAAATGATACTACCGCAAGACTATGTTAACTATACTAAAATATCTTCCGTTGATGATGCTGGTATACAACACCGGCTATATCCTGTTAAAGATACTTTAAACCCTATGTTAAACCCATTACAAGACAGTGATGGTAATTTTAAATTAGAAGCAGAGGGTACAATTGCTAGTGGTAGTGATAGTATAACATTAACTAATAGAACAGAAAATGTTTTAGTTGGTATGGCTGTTACTGGTTTAGATATACCAGATGATACTACCGTTGAATCTGTATCTCATGCTACTAGCTCTACTACTATTACAATTACAAACAATGCTACCGCTGACGCTACTGTTATATTACAATTTGCAAATACTAATGGTTCTTTATTAACACCTGAAAACGCTACTCATGTAGTTGGTGATTTAGACTGGACTAGTGGTGGTAATACCATAACCGCTAATAGTGTTTCTGATATTTCTAGCTTAGAAATAGGTATGTTAGTATATCATGAAGATTTTCCAGTTGGAACTAAAATAGCAAACATTACTACAACGACTATATTATTAGATCAAGACGCTACAGATGATATGGCTGCTAATGCTGGTCAAGTAGTTTTTGTTGATCTTGATAAAGATACTAACACTTGGTCAAAATATAAATCTGCAACACCTTCTGAAAACAGTATTAACAATGACGATTACGAAGACGATATATATTGGCCAAATGAAGGTGGTAGATATGGGCTAGAACCTTCTTATGCTCAAGTTAATGGTAGTTTTTATATAGATTTAAACAATGGTAAAATACATTTTAGTTCTAATATATCTGGAAAAACAGTTGTATTAGAATATATAAGCGATGGTTTAGGTACAGAAGACGAAATGAAAGTACATAAGTTTGCTGAAGAAGCAATGTATAGATCAATACTACACGCTGTTGCTTCTGGTCGTGTACAAACACAACAATTAGTACCAAGACTTAAAAAAGAAAAATTTGCGGCTGTAAGACAGGCTAAATTAAGATTATCAAATATTAAACTAGAAGAATTAACTCAAATACTTAGAGGTAAATCTAAGTCGATAAAACACTAGCACATGCCAGAGATTAAACATCAGTTTACCGGTGGTAAAATGGAAAAGGATCTTGACGAAAGATTAGTTCCAAACGGTCAATATAGAGATGCAATGAATGTACAAGTTGCAACTTCAGAAGATTCTGATGTTGGTACTATTCAAAACATACTAGGTAATTCAAATATTAGAATAAGTTATTTAGATAGAAATACCCAAGAAGCTGTATTTTTAAATATAACAAATGCTAAAGTTATAGGTGCTATTGCTGATGAAAAACAAGATATGTTATATTATTTGTTATGGACACAAGACCGTAACTTTATAATATCTTACAAAAGAAACGATGCTATTGCTAAAATTATTTTTATAGATGATAAAACTAGAGTTGATAGCAATGGCGATCAAATACCTTCTGTTTTAAAATTTGATCCTGAATATACCGTTACCGGTATAAACATTATAGATGATATGATATTTTGGACTGACAATAATTCAGAACCAAAAAAAATAAATATTCCACGTTCTATTTCTGGAACACCTCATTTTGATCACACACAATTAGTTAATACAGCTTCTGGTATAGGTGAGCCTATAAAAGAAGAACATGTAACTGTAATTAAAAGAGGACCAACTTCTCCTTTAAATATGTCTCTTGAGACTGATAGAGACCCAAGTTTAATATACACTGCTATTATAAAAATAAGTGATGGTTCTGATGTTAATTCTGTTGATAACAACGGTTTTGCTACTTTAGGTAATGATTTTTATGGTGCTGCATTTAATACTAATCCCTTTATAAATTTTTCTAATATAACAACTCAAGAAGGTAGTAATACATTTCAAGTACAACTACCTACTGCATTAAATTCTTTTGGTCAAGAGATAGATATTACAACCACAGCATCTCCAGACGGTTACGCGCCTGCTATAACAGGTTGGTTAGATCCAAATACTAATTTACCTAAAATAGGTACTAAAGTTGTTTTAAAAGAATATAGTGATGATGGTGATGTACCTGGAATACCAATTACAGATTTTACATTAAAAGGAGTTATAGAAGAAGCATACACTAGAGGTATAAAAATTAAAGTTACAGCCATAGACGGTTTTGCGCCAGTAGTACCACCTGGAGACACTGAGTTAAAATACGCTATAGATTTATATGAAGAAGATGAAAACCTATTTGAATTTAAATTTCCTAGATTTTCTTATAGATATAAATATGAAGATAGTGAGTATTCTACGTTTGCTCCTTTTACACAAGTAGCATTTATTCCTGGTTCTTTTGATTACCATCCTAGAAAAGGTTATAATCTAGGTATGACTAATAGATTACAAAAAGTTATTTTTAAAAACTTAATAACACAGTATACCCCTAAAGATGTAGTTTCTATTGATATACTATTTAAAGATGAGCCTTCTCCAAACATATATGTTGTAGATACCATAAGCCCTAATGATTACAATCCTGGTACTGGTAATTTATGGAATAATATTTTAAATAATCAAGCTGATTTTGTTATTGAAAAAGAAACAATAAATAGTGTTGTTCCTTCTAATCAATTGTTAAGGCCTTGGGATAATGTTCCAAGAAAAGCTCTTGCTCAAGATATTAGTGGTAGCAGAATAATATATGGAAATTATATTCAAAATTACAATCTTTTAACTAGCAACGAGCAAAAGTTTACACCTAACTTTGCTGTATCACTTCGTGGTGGTCCACCTACTGGAGTTAGTGCAACTAAATCTATAAAATCATTAAGAGAATACCAACTAGGTGTTGTGTTTATAGACGAGCACGGAAGAGAAACACCTGTTTTATCAAATACTTCTGGTACTATTAAGTTAGAAAAACAAGAAGCTGATAAAGGAAATAAAATTAGAGTTAAGTTAACAGAGTTTGAATACCCACAAGTACTATCACACTTTAAATATTTTATTAAAGAAACTTCTGGTGAATACTATAACATGGCAATGGATAGATTTTACCATGCAGAAGATGGTGGTATATGGTTGGCTTTTCCTTCGTCAGATAGAAATAAAATTGATATTGATACATTTTTAATATTAAAAAAAGGTACAGATAGTGATAATTTAGTTGAAGAATCTGCTAGGTATAAAGTATTAGCAATTGAAAACGAAGCGCCTGATTTTATAAAAACAGCAAAAAGACTAGCTGGTTCAGTTCCTCATTTTACTACTTCTACCGATATATTTGGCACTGGATTAAATGAATCACCTCTTGTTGGTAATGATGAGTTTAAAATGAATTATTCTCCGTTCTTTGCAACTGCGGCACAAAATTTAGCTGAGTTTGCAGCAGAGCCTGGTAATAAACTATACATTGAGTTTGCACAACAATCAACTGATCAAAAATCAGATAGATATAGAATATCTTCAATAACTAATGATTGGGATGGTACATCAGGCACTGTAGATGATGCTAAGTACAGTATACAACTAGAAGAACAGTTGGGTGATGATGTTAATTTTATTACAGATGATCCAACAGGTGCAAATCCTACTAAAATAGAAAACGGTACTGTAGTAAATGTTTATAAATATGAAGTTGAAAACTCTCCTAAATTTGATGGTAGATTTTTTGTAAAAATATATTTTGACGAAACATTTAGAAATAATATAAGTAAAAGCTTTAAAGATGGTCTTGAATTAAGAACAACTCAAAGTAAAAGAATTTATATTATGAAGCCTGGTGATACGCACTATGATAAGAACGCAAGAGATTTAAATCATTTATTAGTAAACAACCACCCTCACACGTCTGGATATGGTAATAGTCTTTGGAGTTTCAACCATGCAAATGATGCTATGATGGGTTATTATACTTTTCACAAATTTCATGCTTTTGCTTTTTATTTTAGAAGATATCAAATGCTTGAGAGATATGCTGGGCCTAATACATTTTCTAGATTATTTCATTTAGAAAAAAGTAGTAGTAACCCAATTTACATTGATAAAGATGGTCAAGGTTGGGATAAACATCCAAAAGCAGTTGAAGAATTTGGAAATGTTCCTTGGAGTTCTTGGTCAGGAGATGGTGATAAAATACTTCGAGTAGGTGTAAATAGTGGTACACCTGGATATACCGCTAATTTTTTCGGTAATGTTGTTTTGCCAAGCCTTGGTAATATTGAACTTTCTTTTAACGAAGACGTTACACATGTTTTAGAATCTGATGATTCTGCTAGAGATACAGAAGTTTGGTTTATAGACGGAGGTCCTTATGCTGGTAATAGAAGTTCTAGTAACGGTTTATATTGGGGTGGTATTACCACTCATAGTCCACCTAAAGACGCTCCAGGTTTACAAGAATATGGTAGTGGTTATAATATGACACTTGCTTTTGGAGGTATAAGAGGTTCTGATCCTGGTAATCAAGGATATCCAGGTGACGATGGTGTTACTTCAACTAGTGGATTTTTTAATATCGCAAACTGGAACGCTACTACAAACGCTGATGTAAATCCTAATTACAACACGTCTGATGTAGAAAATTTTGTTAGAAACATTAATCCTGGTTTTAAATTTAGGTGGAAAGAAGATCCAAATCAAACAATATATACTATAGCTGGTGGCGTTAGTGAAAATTACGATAGATTAATAAGACATAGTCCAAATAAAGAAAATAAAATCCACGTTGGTGGTACTGGAAGCGGAGCAACAACAACAACTGGAATGTTTGCTTTTCAAGACACGGTTCCTGTAGATGAAAAGCTTTCTATGGCTGAACACTTAAGTTTTAATTTTACAAAAGGTTGGAGAATAACCGGTATAGAACCTGCATTAACTTGGGACCCTACAACAGAAGGCCAAATACCAGGTGGACTTGATATATCTTTAAACGCTATTAATAGCGCTGGTGGAACAACTGGTGGTAATACAGTTCAAGGTAGCACAATAAGTGAATTTATAACTATATATGTAAAAGAGTTATCTGGTACAGACGCTACAACAGATGAAACAGCTACTATTCACGAAGGCATGGCTTTAAAAAAATATACTACAGGAGGTTCTGCTAATGATTTACAAAGTCATTTAGGTAGTAATGCAAATGAATTTTTAGTTATTACAAAAATAAATAAAATCACAAGTGGAGTTGCTCCTAACGTGGTAACTTATTATGAGTTGTTATTAGGAGGATATGACAAACCTGTTTTACAAACTACACACACTACAATAACAACAACTAAAATACCTACAATTGGACAGCCTTATCAATTTGTTCAAGTTGGTATGAATGGTTGGAGTCCTAATTCAGAATTTAATGTAAATGTTTCTTGTGGTGATTTATCTTGGACAGCTGCATCTTGTAAATTAGGTAAAATTGGAGCTGTAGGTTATACATTAGAGTTTGTAGATGAGCTAGAACAAGAAGAGGTATTATCAGAAAACCCTGCAATATTTGAAACAGAACCTAAAGAAACAAAAGACTTAGATATATATTATGAGGCTAGCGCTGCAATACCAATAAAAGTTAATAAAGATAATATACACGAAGCTTTTCCTATAGGAACTGTATTATACGGCTTATCTGGCTTTACTCTTACAGCTTGTAAACTAATTGGATATAACGATGTAAAATTAATATTTGATCAGCCTTTTACTTTTACTATAGGTACTGCCGCACGGTTTTTTAGACCTGATGGATCAATTATAGAAGTTGAGGTTATTTCTATTGACAATAGCACTAATACAGTAGAAGTTGATATTGAAAACTATCATAGAAATAACTTTATTTTAGACTGGCATAATTGTTTTGCTTTTGGAAATGGTGTTGAATCAAATAGAATTAGAGATAATTTTAACTTACCATTTATATCTAACGGTGTAAAAGTTTCTACAACTCTAGAAACAGAATATAAAGAAGAGCATAGAAAATACGGTTTAATATACTCAGGCTTATACAACTCTACAACAGGTGTAAATAATTTAAATCAATTTATACAAGCTGAAAAAATAACCAAAGATGTAAACCCTGTATACGGTAGTATTCAAAAGCTCCACGCAAGAGATACCGATTTAATAGCTATTTGTGAAGATAAAGTTTTAAAAATATTAGCAAATAAAGACGCTGTGTTTAACGCTGATGGAAACGCGCAGTTAACCGCAAACGAAAGAGTTTTAGGTCAAACAGTTCCTTATGTGGGCGAATATGGTATATCAACAAATCCAGAATCATTTGCATCAGAATCTTATAGAGCTTATTTTACAGATAAAGTTAGAGGCGTCGTGTTAAGATTATCAAGAGATGGTTTAACACCTATATCAGATGCTGGTATGAAAGATTGGTTTAGAGATAATTTTAAATTAGCAACTAAAGCTATTGGTAGTTTTGATGATAGAAATGATGAGTATAATATTAAACTACAAATAGAAAAAAAGGGTGTTGATGAATCTAAAGTTTTAAGTTTTAATGAAAAAGTTAAAGGATGGGTTAGTTTTAAATCTTTTACAAAAATGCAGTCAGGTATTAGTATGGGTAATGATTATTATACTTTTGATGATTTAGGTATGTTATATAAGCATTATGACGAAGAGCAAGATAGAAATACTTTTTATGGAACACGTGAGCCTTCTTCTTTTGAAGTTGTATTAAATGACGAACCTTCTGCTATTAAAAACTTTAACACATTAAATTACGAAGGTACTCAAGCAAAAGTAGATAAGTTTACCTTTGAAACAAAAAATTTACCTTATCAACCACAAACAGATTATACTGATCAAAAATATTATAATTTATTTGATAAAGAAGGTTGGCTTGTAGAGTCTATTATAACAGATAAAGAAGACGGCTATGTTAAAGAGTTTAAAGAAAAAGAAGGTAAATGGTTTAATAACATTAGAAAAAATGTTGAGCTAGATTTATCAAAAGCAGATACAGCTGATTTTACTTTTCAAGGTTTAGGTTTTTCTAACAGTATAGCTTTAGCTCAAGGTTCTGGCACTTCACCTGCTTGTCCAACACCTACTTTTAGTTATAATATTAGATCAGGTCTTGGCTTTTTAATACCAGATCCTGTTGCTATAAACGGTTATGAAAGTTATACTTGGTTGTTAACTTCTCCAACTGGAGCTCTTGATGTTGGTGGATCAATGGGCATGAGTGCTTCTTTTTCATATCAAGATATAGTTAATGAAGGATCCGGAAGATGGACATTGACAGTAGATTTTGTGTGGCCACAAGGCATATATACATGTCAAAGTATAGCTGTGTTTGAACCTATACTTGGGTGTACTAATCCTAATGCTACTAATTATGATCCTAATGTAAACGTTGATGATGGAAGTTGTGTTATACCAACTGGTATAGTTTATGGTTGTACTAATCCTTCTGCTAGTAATTACGATCCAAATGCTACGGTAGATGATGGTTCTTGCGTGTTTGCCGGACCACCACCACCTCCAAGTGATAACGGTCAAGCAGATGATGATGCTGTAGAAACACGAGGCGAAACAAGAAGTGAAACAATTGTAGAGCCTAAAGCTTTACCTGTGGCTACACTAGCAAAACCTACGCCAACAAAAGCACTGCCGAAGAAACCAATAAAAGGAAAAACTTTATTTGGTAGAGAAATAAAACCTTCTAAATATTAAAAATAATATTAATGATAACACTAACTTTAAATACAGATAAAAAAATAAATATATCTTTGCAAGTTGGAGATGCTATTTATGCAAGAGGTACTGAAACACAACCAGGCGCTGATGATTCTCAAGCAACAGTTGGTTTTAATTCTATAGACACTGGCTCGCCTCAATTAGTTGGTATATTAAGAAGAATACAAGTTTCTCAAAATATAAATGCTTTTCAGTATTTGTTAGATGTTGACGACCAGGAAATAGCTAGTATGGGTTTTAACCCGTATTATCCTAACGCTAATGATTTTATAATGTTTTCAAAATGGGATCAATCTGCTGGTAATGTTAAAGGGTATTATGCTAAAGCTAAATTTGTAAATAATTCTCCAGAAAAAGCTGAATTATTTATGGTTGGAAGTGAAGTAACTATAAATAGTAAATAATATGTCATATACAGATAATAAACAACCTTTTTTAAAAATAAAAAACGGCGTAAAAGCTCCGGCTGGTTTTCATTATATGCCTAATGGAAAATTAATGTCTGATGCTGATCATATTGCTATGTTTGGTTATATTGAAAAGAAAGTAAAAAACATAAGTGTAGATACAACTGATGTTAGTGTTTTTGGTGAAAATAGAAGTTTTTCAATAACTACAGATGCAGGCGCTATATTAAGTATTGAAATATATGAAGGTAATAATTATTACAATTTTAAAAATAAAACCTTTTCAACAACAAAATATAGATTAGAAAAAGTAGAATCTAATGGTACTTATAATTTTTCTGTAAAATTTCCTAATAATGAAGGTGGAAGTTTAAAAACGTACTATTTAAATATTTATGCAGAAACAGCTTTTAATATAAAAACAAAACATGCTGATCATATTGAAGCTGTATTTCCAGATGGCACTATAGATTTAAATAATAGTGTAGGTTCTAAATCTGATATAGTACAAAAAATTCTTTATCAAGATACAGTAAAACAAATTAAATTATCTTGTGTTGCGCCTTCTTTATATTTAACAAGTACTAGTACTGTAAATGGCGCTACAAGTAGTTCTAATAGAATAGTTGTAGATGGTCAAACTTTAGCCGGTAACCCTCATTTATACGCAATAGGTGATAAAGTAACTGGTACAGGTATAGCCGCGTCAGTACATGCTATAATAACTAAAATAAACCCAGATAATAATGATGCAAACGAATTTGAAATATCTGTTGCAGATAGCGCTACAAATGATGATACACTAACTTTTACTCCACCGTTTAATGGCATGACGCCTCATTACACTGAAAGTGCTACTGGTGCTTTTACTTCTGATAATTTAGCTTCAGGTAAAAATACAAAATTAAAATTTACTATAACCTGTACAGCTCTTTCTAGTAGAACATTTAGTATTATTAAAACACCAACAATAGAAGATTTATGCGCTGTTAAACTTGTTACTTTTGGCGCTAGTGCTAATGCTATTGAAGGAGAAAATACAAGTAGTGATACTGTTTTTCATAGATTTCCCGTTAATAATATTGCTGGTTTAAGAGAAGGTATGGTTTTAGACCCAGCAAGAAGTGGTACTGGAGCTAACACTACACATAAGGCTAGAATAAGTGAATATAGAACTAACGTTACAATACAAGAAATTGTTGAAAATAAATACTACACTGATTTTAAAGATATAGAAATACAAGATGTATACAAACCAGGCGTTGATCCTCTTCATAACGATGTATCTACTATAGATAGAACTGGTGCTGTTACAGCTCAAGCTGGTAATATAACATTTAACACGCAACAAGTTGATGCTTTAAAAGCAGATTCTAACGTTAGGATATTTGGTTATGGATCTGAAAATATAGAAGCTATAACAGGTGCTAAAGTTTATTTAAGTGATATAACTTTAACACCGACTCAAGTATCAACTGTATTAGAAAGTGCTAGTAGTAATAGCACGACACTTGTTGTTGCTGAAGCTGGTAATATATCAGTAGGCATGACAGTAAGAGGTGTTGGTATAGATGCTTCTGCAGCAAACCCAACTGTAGTATCTAAAAGCGTGGCAACTGGAAGTGCTAATGTTGTAGTTAGTGCTGCTCAAACATTAGAAAGTGGTCAAACTATATTTTTTGACGGAGCAAGTAACGTTATAACTATAACAGGTACTTTAGAAATAGAAAAAATGGCTATTAGCGATACTGTATTGTATTTTGATGTAGAACGCTTCTTAACAGCCCAATAAGTAAAAAAATAGTAAAAACTGTGATTATAAATAATAAAATAAATAAATATGGCTATAGGTGAAAAAATAAATTTTAGTCCTCTTAAACAGGCAAAGCCTCCTAAAGGTTTATCTGGCATGGCTATTGGTGGTATTGCTAGCGCTGTAACAGGTGTAGCTGGTGGACTATTTAATTACTTTGGCGGTAGAAAAGCTAGAAACGAAGCTGAAGAACAAAGAAAAGAAGCACAAGGACTTTTAAACGAACAAATAGCGGATTACCAAGATTTAGATACTAGTAATATATATGCTAACGTAAGAAATCCTTATGCTAGTATGGAAACTGAGTTTGAAAATGTATATGAAGATTTAACTGTTAACCAACAGCAAGCTCGATTTATGGCTGAGCAAGGTGCACAGCAAAGAGCAAATATAATGCAAAACTTATCAGGCGCTGCAGGTGGTAGTGGTATAGCTGCTTTAGCGCAAACTATGGCCAACCAAGGTCAATTAGCAGCTCAACAAGCTTCAGCATCTATAGGACAACAAGAAGCGGCTAATCAAATGGCGGCAGCACGAGGTGCGGCAAGCGTACAACAAATGGAAGCAGCTAGAGAACAACAAATACTTGCAGGCGAAGCTCAAGCAGAAAAAACTAGATTAGCTGGAGAAGAAGCAGCTAGAGGATTAGAATATCAAAAAACACAAAGCATGATGGAGTTAAGAGCAGGTCAATTACAATCAGCTGTCGATGCTAAGTTGCAAGCACAACAACAAATGTCATCAGGTATTTCAGATATTCTAGGTGGAGTTACAGGTGGTTTAAGTATGTTTGCGATGGGTGGTGGATTTGGCAAACCAAAAGGAAATAGATAAATATGGCAAAGAAAAAAACAACAACAACAGGTGGCGGTTTTTATAGGATAGGCCGTGCTTTAGGTGCTTCTGCAGCAGCAGAAACTACATCAGGTTATGTAGATATTAAACCTGCTATGAAAAACATAACAGATACTGCGACTATTTTAGCAAATAAAAGAGCTAAAAACGAAGCTAATTATAATAACTTTATGAGTGATAATCCAGTACCTGGGTTAACTGCTGAAAATAGAGCGTTTGCACTAAAAGTTTTTGACGGTGAAATTCAACCTTGGTTAAACGCAAGAACTGACGAATATAATAAAGCGGCTGCAATTGTATCTAATCAAAATGTAGATGTTAGTTCTAAACAATACCAGGATGCTGTTGATAAAATGAATTCAGTAAAAGCAGCTTTTACTAGTTTAGATCAACAAATAATGCAAATATCTGCTGATCAAAGTAAATATCATGGTCAAAACTGGAAAGCAGGTGGCTCTAACTCTGATGAACAAAATCAAAATATCCAAAATATAGTGCAAGGTAATTTTAAACTAGATGATGATGGAAACGGACTTAATCTTAGCATTGGAGAAGATGGTTTGTTGTATTCAAAGCAAGATGTTAATGCTTATGAAGATGGTAAGTATATAGTTAGTAGAAAAGTGCCTTATAGTGATTTAAGTTTTGGTAGCCAGTACACTGGTGTTTTAAGTAATTTAGTCAACCAAGAAATGAAAGAAGTAGGTGTTAACGCAGAAACTCATAAGGCAAGAGGAAAAAATGAATTCATAGAGTCAAAAGCTAGATTAGATGTGGAAGAACATGTTGAAAGCGTGTTAGGAAATGATCCTAACGCTGTTATTAATGAATTTTATCAAGGCAAAAACCCTATGATAGACATGTATATTGCGCAAGAAAAAGGCATTGAATATGGTAGTGATGAATGGTATGAGTTCTCAACAGGAAGAAAAAAATCACCTTCGTTTACTACTTGGTCATTATCTCCAAGTAATAAAGGAAAAAGTTTTAGCGATTATAAAAAAGAATATGGTAGTTTTGGCGCTAGAACAGGAAAAGGAAACAAAGAATATATGGAAAACTTTCAGTTATATAAAAGCCCTGAATTTGCAGAACAACTAAAAGAATATTATATAGATATGCAAACGCAAAATTTAAAAAATCATTATAATAATTTAAATCCAATGGCTGAAACTACTGCTACTACTACTACGGACAATTTAGGATAAATAAAATTAAATTAAAACATGAACGAAGAAATATTACAAAATATTTGGAATACATTAAGTAATGATCCTAACGTTGAAGTTAAAGCTCCAGACTTTGAAACTTGGAAAAATAACTTTGCCGAAAACGAAGAAATACAAACTAATGTATACAATTATCTTAAACAAAACAACCTAACACAAAGCGAACAGCAAGACTGGACAGCTAATGTAATGGGAAAGACAGAAGGCTCTCAGAAAACCGACGTGACTGCAGAGCCTCAAACAGTATCTACAGGTACGGAATCAACGTCGGAAGATACTTCTTCGGAGTCACAACAAGATGACAAAATGTATGAATCTTTTATTCCTGAAGTAAAAATTGTAAGCCCTAAAGATGAAAAATTTAATCCATTTGGGTTTTTTAATTTTGAAAATAAAGAAGAGTTTGATAAAAATACAAAAGAGTTTTTTAATCAAAAAGAAGAGCCAGCAGTAAAACAATTAAAATCTATACTTGGTGATGAGTATATAATAGAAGAGTCTGGCGTAACTTTAAAAGACTTTTTTATGCCTAAAGGTAAAAGTAAAAATTTAGATCAAGTAAAAATAAGACATAAAGATGCTGATAAAAAAGATTTTATAAAAATTGATTTTGCTATTGGAGACCAACAAGGTAGAGAAGAAGTTATACAAAACATGTATGATAATTCTACAAAAACACTTTTTGATTATGTTAATAGAACTATGTCGATTGAAGGTGTTACAGAGTCACAGGCTCAACAATCAAAAATACTTCAGCAATACAACAAATTAAATGCGCCTGCGATAAAAGATTTACAAGGTAATATTACGCAAGAAGCAGGGCCATTACATGTATCTGATGAAGTAAAGGATAATATTAATAAAGAAGTAAGTAATCTTGATTTTACTCCAATTACTAAACAAGTACAAGTTAGAGAAGGTTTTATTACTAAAACTGAACAACCTTATAAAGATGAATTAAAACAAGCTAAATTTCAATTAATAAATAATGGTATAGAAAACCCTTCTAAAGAACAAATAGAAAAAAGCGCAAGAACTATAATAGAACAAAACCGTATACAAAAAATATACGATCAAAAAGCATCAGATTATATGAATTCTGATGAAGTAGAAGAAACAGATTTGGATGCTTTGCTAAAATTAGGCGGCTTTTTAAATAAAAAAATAAATTTTGAAACTAAAAAAGAAATAGCTGAAAACACTACTAAATTAAATCAACGTGTTACTAGTTTTGAACAAGATAAAAATAAAGAAGACACTGATATATATTTAGCTGAAGAGTTTTTTAAAATAGCAAACGCAGCGGAGCCAACTATTTATGAGTTAGATGATAATGAGAAAGTAAGGCGTAAAAAAGAAAAATTTTTAACTGATTTAGGTAAAGAAATAGAAAAAGACCAAGAAAAAGGTGGTTTTTTTATTACAACTAGTCTTTTTAAAAACAAGGTAGATCTTTATAATACAAAACTTAAAGATTATAATAGTTATATTGAAGACAACAAGTCTGAGCAACGTGTAGTGCTTGAAAATGGAACTGTTATGCCTAAATCAAAATATGATAATTATTTAACAGCTGTTGATGCTTATAAAGAAAGATATAAAGACATAACAAACTTACAGGACAAACTAGGTGTTGATATTAAAAATGTGCAAGATGAAGACGTAAAATTTGATTTAGTAAGAAGAAATTACAATGATGGTCAGAAATTTATATCTACAATAGCAACTGGTTTTGGTGATATAATTAATAAAGCAGCTTATGGTTCTAGCAAATTACAGTCTGGTTTATTTGGCATAGATAACAAGTTAATTGATAAAGAATACTCAAAAGTAGTTGAAGAAAGCAGTATGTTTAGAAATAGATTTCAAAAAGATATAACTTTTGATAGCGCTTTTAAAAGTAGAAATAATTTTAGCAGATTTATACTTCAAGAAATAGGAAATCAACTTCCAATATTTGCTACTATAGCTACAGGCCCAGTAGGTATAAGTTTTTTAGGTTTGTCTAGTTCTGGAGAAAATTGGAATAGAATGGTTGAAGAAGATGCTTTTTATGGAAGTGAAACTTCTTTATTAAACAAAATGCTTGTAAGCAGTGGTTATGGCGCAGCGGAAGTTGTTTTTGATAGATATTTAACTTTACCAGTAATGAGGCGTAGTGCAGATGGTTTATTCGGCAGTTTAAATAAGTTTAGAGATGTATCAAAACCAAGCATGTTAAAATACACTAAGCAGTTTGGTAAAAGACAGTTAGTATATGATCCATTGTTAGAAACTAGTTCAGAAGGTTTAACTACAGTATTTCAAAATGTAATTACAGGTAGACCTATAACAGAAAATCTCGGTCACTCTTTATTTAGTGGTGGCATGTTTGGTACCGCTTTTGGTCATGTTCCTTTTTATAAAGGTTTAGTTATGCAAAACTTTAGTGATTACAATAGTTATTCTGGTTATAGAAGTAATTTAAATAAAATTGCTGGCTTACAAGTAACTGCTAAAAAACTAAACACAAGCTTAAAAGCAAACAAAACAAAAGGAAATAATACTACTAATATAGAAAGTAATATAAAAACTGTTAAAACAGAAATAGAAAGCTTACAAAATCAAAACGAAAGTATACTAAAAACTGTAGATAAAAAAGTAAATAATTTATCTAAAAAATGGTATAATATTTATAACGATGCAACTGTTGAACAAGAACAAATAAGAATTGATGTTGAAAATATTGCTAAAGACGAAAGTTTAAGTAACACTGAAAAAACAACTTTAATAGATATTAAAAAAGAAAGATTTGACGCTCTTCAAAGCACTAGAGATGTTTTAAGAGACGATAAAAACTTTGGTAATGCTTATGCTGGTTTTAGAAATAGTAATAAAAAAGAAGATCAAGATAGATTACAAGAAATACAAGGTCAAGCTACTACAGAGTTAACTAACGAAGGTAAAAGTATAAATGACGATGCTATAGACACAAGGTCTAAAATAATTTACAATACTCAAGAAATAAATAAAGATTATAATAGCAAAAAATCTTCATTAGGTAAAGAATTTAAAAACTTTCAAAACGTTGATCAAGCTGTAAATTTTGTAAATAAAATGGATTTAGCAGACGCAGATAAACAAGCTATTATTAATGGTATACAAGAAGGTGCTCATGGTGTTGCTATAACAGATAACAAAGGCGTTGTAACGCCGTTGCAAGTTGTAGAAAACATGGCTAAAGACGATCGTTTAGAAACAAGAACACATGAAATGGGTCATTATATTCTTGCTAAAGCTTTTGGTAATAATAAAGAAGCGTTTGATGGTATAGCTGAATCTGTGTTAGATTTTGTTAAAGAAAGAAATGAAAATTTACATCTAAGATTATTAAATCAAGTAGAAAGAGACGCAGACGGACAGCTAATAAGTGAAGAAGTTTTAACTAACTTTTTAGAATTAGTTGCTGAAGGAAAAATAGATCTTAAATCTAGTAAAAATAAAGGTTTAGGTGGTTTTATGGCTGGTATTTTAAACATAGGTACTAAAAAATCTTTAGGTGAAAACGCTGATTTTAATCTTGAAGGAGAAACAGACGCTGTTAATATGTTAATTGGTCTTGGTAAAAAAATTAAAAATGGCACAATTAATTTAAAAGAAGATATTAAAGCTATAAAAAGAGCTAGGATAGCTGAAAAAGTAGATGATAAAACAGGTGGTAAATTTTCTAAAATAAACCCAAGAACACAACAATTTTTAAAAGCAAACATTGATAATAAGTCTTTAGTTGATATAACAAGATCACAACAATCTTCACAAGACGATAAATTTGCTGCTGTGGACGCTTTAATAGAAAAAAATTGGCCTATAATTAGTAAATCTTTAAAATTTAATCCAACTGGAGATATTACAATGCAGTCTGTTAAAGAAGCTGTTTCTGAGCAAATGTTAGGTATATTTCCTGAAGTTACTTTAGATACTGGTCAAAAAATAAAACGTGAAGGCAAGCGTTTGTTAGACACATATAAAAAAGAAAAAGCAGTAACAACGTTTTTAGATTCTACTTTAAGAAATAGACAAGCAGAAATATTTACTAGAGCTAGAAATATAGATTCTATTAGCAAAGATTTAAATATTGAAGAAGCAAAAGGTATTGCTACAGATTTAGATA